GCACAACAAGGGTACAATGATGATTTAGTTATGTCCTTTGGTATAGCAATGTACATGAGAGATACAGCATTTAAATTTAAACAACACGGGGTAGATTTAACTAAAAGCATGTTAAATAATATGGGTTCTAGTAATACTAAACATATAGGAGCTTATACCCCAACAACAAATAAAAACCCTTATAAAATAGATAATCCCTATTCTGGCGGAGAAGAGGACATTAGCTGGCTTTTATAATATTTATATAATATATACGTTATGGCAGATACAAGATTATTTTCAAGACTTAAAAGATTATTCTCAACAGATGTAATAATTCGTAACCAAGGCGGCAATCAGCTTAAGGTTATGGATATAAACAAAATCCAACAATCAGGGGAATATGAAAATAATTCATTGGTAGATAGGTTTAATAGGTTATATTCTACATCACCTACTTCACTATATGGTTATCAAAGTAACTTTAATTACCAAACATTAAGACCACAGCTATACTCAGAATACGACTCAATGGATACAGATGCTATTATAGCTTCTGCTTTAGATATTATAGCAGATGAATCTACACTTAAAAATGATATGGGTGAAGTATTATCTATACGCTCATCTGATGAAAATATCCAAAAAATACTATATAATTTATTTTATGATGTTTTGAACATAGAATTTAATCTATGGCCTTGGGTTAGAAATATGTGTAAATATGGAGATTTTTTCCTTAAACTAGAAATAGCAGAAAATTTTGGTGTTTATAATGTTATACCTTACAATGCATTTCATATTGAAAGATTAGAAGGACAAGACCCAGACAACCCATCTGATATTCAATATGCATTTAACCCAAATGGGGTTTCAGCAGGTGGTTATGGTTATTACAATGTTCCAAATGCTGGAGATATAAACCAAAATGCTATTATATTTGATAATTATGAAATGGCTCATTTCAGGCTATTAACAGATACAAATTTTCTTCCATATGGCAGATCATATATAGAACCAGCGCGTAAACTGTTTAAACAATACGTTCTAATGGAAGACGCAATGTTGATACATAGAATAGTAAGAGCACCTGAAAAGCGCATTTTTTATATGAACGTAGGTAATATCCCACCTGCTGAAGTAGAAAACTTTATGCAGAAGACTATTTCTAAAATGAAACGTACACCTTTTACAGACCCACAAACCGGAGAGTATAATCTTAAATACAACATGCAGAACATGTTAGAAGATTTTTACATACCAGTTAGAGGTAATGATACAGCAACTAAAATAGACACCACACCAGGATTACAGTATGATGGTATTGCTGATGTAGAGTATTTAAGAGATAAATTATTTGCAGCACTTAAAGTACCTAAAGCATTTATTGGATATGAAGGTGATGTTGAAGGTAAAGCTACACTAGCAGCACAAGACATCAGATTTGCTCGTACAATAGAAAGAATTCAAAGAATACTAGTATCTGAACTACAAAAGATAGCATTAGTACATTTATATACACAAGGATACAAAGATGAAAGTTTAACTAACTTTGAATTAGGTTTAACAACACCATCAATCATATACGATCAAGAAAGAGTAGCGTTAATGACAGAAAAAATGACATTAGCACAATCAATGTTAGATAGTAAAATCATTCCTACCGATTGGATATACGAAAACATATTCCACTTTAGCCAAGATGAATTTGATGAATATAGAGATTTAGTACAACAAGACCAAAAACGTAATTTTAGATTAAATCAAATAGAGGCAGAAGGTAATGATCCGTTAGAAACAGGTAAATCCTATGGTACACCACATGATTTAGCTTCATTGTATGGTTTAGGAAGAACACAATCCGACCCAGGTAACGTACCAGATGGATATGATGAAAAAAATCCACTAGGAAGACCAAAAGTAAAAAATACAGATAGAGGCACTCAAGATAACGCATTTGGTAAAGATCCACTAGGTAGAAAAGGTATGAAAAAAGATGATAATGAATCTAGTAGATTAAGACCATCATTTAAGGGCGGTTCTCCACTAGCAATGGAACAAAAAAACATGCTTAAAAAAGCCCCAGGTCCAAAAAGAACGGGCAAAAAAATTAGTTTTCGAAGAAGAAATAAACGGAAATGGGTTGCTAGATGAAAAACAGTTGAAAGAGTAAAAATTCTTTATATATTTATAAATAAACCAAATCGCGTAGAATGAACATTAAACATTCAAAGTATAAAAATACAGGTATTCTTTTTGAGCTTTTAGTTAGACAGATAACGGCTGATACCTTAGACGGTAAAGATTCACCTGCAAGCAAAATACTAAAAGAATATTTTGTTAAAACAGAATTAGGTAGAGAATACAAATTATATGAGACTTTATTTAAAAAAACTAGTATAACAGAAACTAAAGCAGATATTACAATTACAACTCTATTAGAAACATCTAAAAGTTTAAATAGGAGTGCTTTAAGAAGACAAAAATATAATTTAATTAGTGAAATCAAAAAACATTATGATGTAACTAAATTTTTCTCTCACAAATTACCTCACTACAAAGTACAAGCAGCATTTTACACTTTAATAGAAAGTTTTTCTCAAGAAACTCCTCAAAATGCTCAACAAGTTATAGACAACAAAATCACAATTTTAGAACACCTATCAGCTGCACCAGTATCAGAAGAAAAAGTAAAAGAGGATGTAATCAAAGAATTTCAAGAGTACGATAAGGATTTAAGAACCTTAACATACAGGGTTTTATTAAACAAATTCAATAACAAGTATGAAAATTTACTAGAAGGTCAAAAAGAAATTCTTAAAGAACTTATCACATCAATAGACAATACACCTAGATTAAGAGAATTTCATAATTTAAAAGTAAATGAAATTAAAGAATCCTTAAATGAATTAAGCACAACAATTACAGATAAAGTTACTAAGATTAAAGTTGAAGAAGTAATAAAAATATTACCAACATTAGATAAAACATCTAAAGTAAAAGATGATGACTTAACTAACCTGTTACAATATTATGATTTAATAAATGAATTAAAGAATGTATAAGTTTAAGCTTAAAGAAATAGAAATAGGTGATACAGCAATTAGGAGGGGTAAAAAATCTACTGTTTCTGCTATTGATGATAAAACGGGTAGAATCGAATGGGACATAGTAGACGCCGCTGACTTTTCATCAGTATACAAAGCACTATCAAAAGCAAACGATTTTTTAAGTACATTAGAAAGAGAAGGTAAAGCTAAAGATGATGTAGTAATAGATGGGTTTGCAAAAGATATAGCAAATTTATTTAATGCATTTAGAACACACGTTAGAAAAAATTACCCAAAAGAATATGAACGTGTATCAAGATTAAAAGAAGAAGAAATTGATGAAACTTCTCTATCAGACAAATTAATAGAACCTTTTGATAAAGCTATTAAAAGTGGTAAATTAGGTTTAGAAAAAAATAAAGAGCTACTTGACAAAATCACCCAACTTACAAAAAGTTTAAAAGAAGGTCACGGTTTAAGTCCAACAGATTTAGACTATTTAGAAGGTTTAGCTAATAGAACTGAAAATGTAATTCTAAAAAAAATAGTTAATAAGCTAAGAGGACAAGTAGAAGAAGGTGAAGGTATAGGATATTTAACACCAAACGCATTTGGTAAAAAGAAAAATAATGTTTACACTAGTCAATACGGATATAAACTAGTACCAAAAAAAATTAAAGGATCGGGTATAATAGTTAAACAACTATTTGAAAAGGATGAATTAAAAGAATATAGTAACTTTCAACAAAAAAGAATTAATGTGTTTGGAGAAATAGAAGATAGAATAAATAATATTCTTCCAATGTTATCAAACGCTAAAAATGAAACAGCAGAATACTATAATGAAAATCCTGGTTCATACGCAATAGTAGTCCCAACAGATTATATATTAGAAATATTAGACGAAGTAGAATTGAAATTAAAACAAGTACAAGACAAATGAAAACACTTACAGAACAGTATATATTAATTAAAGAAGACAAAGGTCATAAAGGTGTTTTCCTTAAGGAGGCAAAACGTCAATTTCCTAACCTTATCAAAAACAATGCTACATTTACAGAAGCATCAAAAATATTAAAACAGAAAAACATAATTTCAGAAAATTATATTGATCTTCAACCTATTAATAATCCTCTTGAAAGAAAAAAAGAAGGATATGAAACAGCATTTGAAAATTTCTTGGCTGAAGCGGAAGCAAAGGCAGAAGAGAAAAAGGTATCTAAAGAAGTTGAAGAAACTGAAGAACATAACTATGATTATGAAGATAAAAAATCTCCTAATAACATGATTTTTGGCCAAATTCAAATGGGATACTATTGCGAGTATAAAGATCCTAAAAACGAAGGAAAAACAGATCAAGAATTACTAGAAATTGTTTATAAAAACTTAGCTAAAGATTCTATATATTATACCAAAAATGGTCAATTCGGAGAACAAGATTTAGGTTACACTGATGAGGCTCCAAGTTTAGGACCAACTGAAGAACCAAAAGGTGAATACAAATCATCAGGATATGGTAAAATAAAAGAAAATAAAGAACCTATTAATGAAATCGCAATAGCAGGTGGTATAGTAACAGGTGGAGGATTTACATCTATGAATTATATGGATTTTTATGGTCTAAATGAAGAAGATAAACTAACAGACAAAGATGTTGAAACAGCTGAAAAATATGCTGATGAAGTAGAAAGGGCAAAAGCTGCACTCTCAGAAGATGAAGCCCCAGCTGGACTAGATAGATTAATAGATGTAGCTGAGGAAATATTTGATGATGGTGCTGGAATGTCTTTAAGAAACTTAGGTGAATTATTAGATGATGTAAAGAAACATATGGCATCTAAATACGGAGAATAATATGAAACAAGTACTTATTGAAACACAACTATTTAAGCCTGTACCAGGCATGTTATCAGAAGGTAAAATGTCTGAAAGAGGTAATCCTATAGTAGAAGGTATACTAGCTACAGCTGAAGTAAAAAACGGCAACGGTAGATACTATTCTAAAGAATTGTGGGATAGAGAAATAGATAGGTACCAAGAATTAATTAAAGAAAACAGGGCAACAGGTGAACTAGATCACCCTGAATCTCAAGTAATTAATTTAAAAAACGTTTCACACAACATTAAAGATATGTGGTGGGATGGAGACAATGTAATGGGTAAAATAGAAATACTACCCACACCATCA